AACTTAATGCAGGCGCAGATGTGGGGATTAAAAACTTTTTACTACAGCCTAATTAACAAGGCAGGTAGTAAAGCAGTCGAAGTAGCAACAGAAGTCAATGGACATCATACTGCTGGTATGAACGGACATCATGTAGAAGTTGAAATGTTAGAAGAAGATTGCGAGGCATGTAAGTTATAATGGATGCATACGATTTACAACAAGAATTATTCAAAGCATGGCAACAGATAGCCCATAAGCCAAATGCCGGATCTGTTAAGAAAGATTGGAATGACACACCTGTTTATGTTGATGGTAAAAGAGTAACAGGCATTAAAATTATAGACGGAAGAATTGAACTAGAAACGAAATGAGCAAACAACAATATAACCTACAGACAAAGACGGACTATACAAATCGTAAAATGTTTTTGGATCCTGCCGGACCAGTGACTATACAACGATTTGAAGAAGTCAAATATAATAAAATTGCAGACTTTGAAAAAACAGCACGTGGTTTCTTTTGGGTGCCAGAAGAGATTAGTCTGACAAAAGATGCACAAGACTTTAAGGATGCATCGGATGCAGTTAAACATATCTTCACTAGTAACCTGCTTAGGCAAACTGCTCTTGACAGTTTGCAAGGTCGCGGCCCAAGTCAAATCTTTACTCCGGTCATAAGTTTGCCAGAGTTAGAGGCACTAGTCTACAACTGGACATTCTTTGAAACAAACATTCATAGTCGCAGTTACAGTCATATTATTCGTAACATCTACAACGTACCCAAGGAAGTGTTTAACACTATTCACGACACACAAGAGATTGTTAATATGGCCAGTAGTGTTGGCAAGTATTACGATAAGCTACACGTCGCCAACTGTAATGTAGAGTCTGGATTACATGTTGAAGAAGAATATCATATCAAGGCAATCTATCTAGCACTACACGCATCGTATGCGTTAGAAGCATTCCGCTTTATGGTTAGTTTTGCTACAAGTCTAGCAATGGTTGAGAACAAAATCTTTATTGGTAACGGCAACATTATCAGTTTAATTCTACAAGACGAACTGCTACACAAAGGTTGGACAGCTTTCTTGATTAATCAAGTAGTTAAAGAAGATCCACGTTTTGCTCGAGCAGCACAGGAATGCCAAGAAGAAGTTCTGCAGATATACAGAGATGTCATTGCCGAAGAAAAGGCCTGGGCCGACTACTTGTTTATGAAAGGACCAGTTATTGGTCTTAACGCAAACATTCTTAAGGACTTTGTTGATTATACAGCAGTTGGCGCTTTAAAGGACATTGGTATTAAGTATTGGAACCCAGCGTCCAAAACAACTCCAATTCCTTGGTTCAACAAACATTCAGATACTAGCAAAAAGCAAACAGCATTGCAAGAAAGCGAAAGCACTAATTATGTGATTGGTGTCATGTCGGATGCTATTGACTACGAAGCATTACCGGAATTATAATTAAGTTTTAGGAAACAAATATGATTAAAGTTTATACAAAAAATAACTGCCCGTTTTGCGATAGAGCTAAGTCTCTGTTAGAAAGCAAAGGCAAAGTTTATATAGCCGTAAATATTGAAGAAAATCCCGGAGAACGAGAATTTTTAGTAGATCAAGGATTACGTTCAGTCCCGCAGATTTTTAAAGACGGCGTACTATTACCAGGCGGGTTTCAAGGACTTGCAGGCCAACCAGAAGAATTTTGGACAACATTATAAAGGACTAATATGTTAATTGATAAAGGCGTAACAGTAGGTGAAGTAATTACACTAAAACTTACAAGCGGAGAAGAAATCGTTGCTAAACTCACAGAAGAAACAGCAACATACTACAAACTAAGCAAACCAATGGTTATTGGTATGGGTGCAAAGGGACCGGGATTGATGCCTTACTTGTTTACAGTACATCCAGATAAAGAAGTTAAACTTCTTAAAACTACAGTAACCGTAGCAGAAGCAACAGACAAGCAGTTTGCCGATCAATTCATTGAGTCAACCTCGGGTATAAAACTAGCATAAATACTCCACATAGGAGAAAATTATGGCACTAGTCACTGCAACGTTTAGTACCGGTGGAAATGTTACAATTACTGACGCTGTTGAAGTAGCGGCAATTAATGCATTAACAACGATACTTACAAACAACCTGTCCCCGATGGGGTTAAAAACACCAGGAACACCGGTCTCAACACTATATGTATGTGCATCATCTCTAAATGATATGTCTTCACAAATGGTAGACTTAGTCGCACAGACAAAGGAAATAAATGCCAATCTTCAAGTACTGATACAGGCAGTTAATTCAATGGGCTCCGCTATACAACTTCAGACAACTACTGCTCAACTTGCTTACATTGATCAAGTTAAAAATAACAGTTTCAATCAGAAAACAACAAATGCTGCATTAGAAAGAGCAAATTTACCACCTACCGTGGTTACGACTGGTGATTTACAAAACATGGTAACATCAACAGTTACTGATGTTGCTAACTTAAACTTACAAAGCCAAGTTGTATCTGCTACAAATTATGGAATTGCGGCGGCCCAAGGGTATGCCATAGAACAATCTAAATGGTTGATACAAAAAGCATGGGTTGGTTCGGGTGCAGCAGGATTATGGGATTCCGTTAAGAAGGGATGGAATAAGTTATTTGGAGTAGCAGAAGAAGTTAAGGGTGCTATAGCAGAGAAAAAAGCACAGGTAAGAACCAGTTTACTTGGTGTGCCCGAAGCTCAACTTCCAAATACTAAACAACCATAATGAGTAAAGACAGCGTAGCCCGAGTTGGAAAAGATACCGGAAGTAGATCCATTTTCTCCTCTGGTGCGAACTCAGTAATCACAAACGATTCTAAAACTGTATTTGCCACTTCTGCTAATTCCCGAGGACGAACAGTAGTCGCTCCCTCCACTACTGTATTTGTTGAAGACAAGGGAATTGGCAGAGAAAGTGACGGTATGAGTGACGGCGGCGTAATTGACAACGGCAGTACAAACGTTTTCGCCGGAAAATAATCCCACCAAAAAAATTGACACTAAGTATTACAGCCTGCTAAATTACAAGCAGAGTGACACACTCACCATTTAAAGGAGATCAAAATGGCACAAAATAGACATTCAGAATTCACAGCAATCGTAGAAGCAATGGAAGGCGATTTCGAAAAGTTTTATGACAAAGAAGTTGGTGCAGCTGGAACCCGTGTTCGCAAGCATTTACAAGAACTAGCTAAACTTTGTAAAGAAGTTCGTAACGACGTAACGGCAGTTAAAAACGCTCGTAAAGAAACAAAATAATGAATGGAAAATTCCTATCCTTACAAGTTAAACCCGTCGGAACCGTTTCATCTTGAAACTATACCAGTATACGGCACTGAACAAAGGATAGAGTTTTTTTATAACTATAAACGAAAAACTGAAAATCTATATATTGGGAATATTAAAAAAGAAAACCTTTTATTAAAAAGTTCTGAATTACTTCTTGAATCTATAACAGATTACATAAAGAACAAGCACTATCAAGACCCAGATACCGTTGAGAACTTTAACAAAAGGTTATTCCCTAAAATATGTTGGTTAGCAGATACATACTTGAACAGCGGATTTAGTCACCCGCTATCAGTTCATTATAATCCAAGAATACAGTCAAATGTAATACATCCTGGATCAATACGCAATCACATAATAAAACTTTTTCAGAAAGATGACGATGTGAGATGCTTATATTTTAATACAGGCGGAGTCCAATTTGATTTTCTAGAATCAATGGAAGTTTTTAAACTAACTCCGTCTGATGACTTGGAAATAGAATTAGTAGCAGATCACGGTTCTATTATTCCTCATATTAATCTAGACAAGCACTCAGTCAAATCAAATGTTATTCAATGGAATAGTTTTATTAGACAAAGATTGTCTAGCTCTAATTTTACTATCAAGGCAAACGCCGATATTGAAGTGTTGCGCCCATGGGCATCAACTAACGGCAATATTGAAATAGAGATAGTATGCAATAATCAAAAAGAATTTACAGATGATATTTGTAGGTGTTTGATTTTATCAATCATTGGGCGTTCATTTGAATCAAATACTCTAAAGGTCCGACACAAATGATTCCAGTTTTTATAGGATACGATACTAAGGAACCTGTTGCGTTTCACGTATGTTCTAATAGTATTATTAGACATTCCTTATTGCCAGTAAGCATAACCCCTCTTGCATTAAACACACTCAAACAGTATAACGAAATACACACTGATGGTAGCAATCAATTTGTTTATACAAGGTTCCTAGTTCCTAGTTTAATGAACTATCGAGGGTGGGCAATTTATATAGACGGTGATATGGTTGTAAGAAACGATATAAGTTCTTTGTTAAGTTTCTGTGACGAATCAAAAGCAGTTATGGTTGTCAAACACGATTACAAAACTAAAGCATCCACAAAATATCTAGGATCTAAAAACGAAGATTACCCACGTAAGAATTGGTCTAGTGTTATACTGTGGAATTGCGGTCATCCGTCAAACACGGCACTAACACCTAAAACAGTATCTGCATCAACAGGGCAACAACTGCATCAATTTGGCTGGCTCACAGATGATAAGATTGGAGAACTGCCTATTGAATGGAACTGGTTAGCAGACGAGTACGGCGACAATGCAGATGCCAATTTAATACATTATACATTAGGGACTCCGTGTTTTAGCGATTATGCAAATAGTCCCATGTCCGATGCTTGGCACAATGAGCATTTTTTAACCAATTATTGTCAACAAATAAATACCAAAACGGGAGAATAAAATGGCATATAGTAATCAAGTTATAGATCATTACGAAAATCCCCGCAACGTGGGAAGTTTTGATAAAAATGATCCAACTGTTGGAACTGGTATGGTAGGCGCACCAGCTTGTGGTGATGTGATGAAATTACAAATAAAGGTGGACGATGATACAGGTATTATTACAGATGCGAAATTTAAAACGTATGGCTGCGGATCGGCTATTGCAAGCTCGAGCCTCGTTACAGAATGGCTTAAAGGCAAAACACTTGACGAAGCCGGAACAATCAAAAACTCAGCCATCGCAGAAGAATTAGCATTACCGCCAGTTAAAATACATTGTAGTATCCTAGCAGAAGATGCAATCAAGGCCGCAGTCAATGATTACCGTAACCGACACAGCTCGACAGAAAATTAAACAACTTTTAAAAAACAGAGGTAAGGGTGTTGGCATTCGAGTTGGTGTCAAAACTACAGGCTGTAGCGGCCTTGCCTATACACTTGAATATGTAGACACCTACGAGGCAGAAATGGGTGTTACTAATTATGCACAGGACGACTTTGTTGTTTTGGTTGATCAAAAGTCATTAGTTTACATTAAAGGCCTGTGCATTGATTGGGTTCGAAACGGACTCAACGAAGGATTTGAATTCCAAAATCCAAACGAAAAGGATCGCTGTGGCTGCGGCGAAAGTTTTCGAGTCTAAAACATTTGACATAAACCAAAATCTCCTATATAATAACGGAATAGTATTATTTTTGGAGAATGATTTTGAGTATGCATTTAGAAGGCCCGTGGCTTAGTACTACAGGCAAGCAAAAAGGTAAAAAGAAATTTGCTTCAGCAGAACATGCTAGAAAGGCTAGAGAATTGGACGAATCTTGGAAAGAGCTACAAAAGAAATGGGGCATCGAAGCAGAAGAGAAAAAGCGTAAACGTGCTCTAACTGCCGATGTTTGGAAGCCAGATAACAAGCCATATACCCGATATGGCACAGATGTTAAACATCCAAGTTTACCGTTTACTGGTGGTCCATGCACTGTTCCTGCACCAAAAGTCTATACAGGAACTAAGGTAAAAGGCATTGCAACCATGCATAAAAGTAATGCTGTGCCCGTTTTTAGCGACGAAGAAGCAGTGGATATTAGTAAAATGCGTAGATAACCTAAAAACTTATGTTTTTATTGGAGATGATCAGGCATAACTATATATTGTACCTCAAAGGTTGGGGTACAACGAGCAGTAGGCTTTTAACGCATGAGGAGATGTATCGAAGCCATTTATTAAAAGTGTCCCTAGCGAGGACTCATCCAGCGTAAAGGAGAAAACAATGATACGCATCATTAAATTTGTATTTTTTGCTCTAGCACTAATGTTAGTAGCAGTAGGTGGTTATAAAGCGGTAACGTATAAGTTGGAAACACTAAAGACCGCAAGAATGGCCATAAGCCCGGTTACAGCAGATATGAGACAGAAACAATTAGACTGTCTTGCTCGTAACATTTATCACGAAGCAGGCTACGAGCCTTTTGAAGGCAAAGTAGCAGTTGCACAAGTTACAATCAATCGTGCAGAAAGCGGACAATTCCCTAGTGACATCTGCAAGGTTGTATATCAAAAGAACATTGTATATGAAAAAGTTCTTTGCCAGTTTAGCTGGTATTGCGATAGTGCTTCTTTAAAGAAGCCTATGAATGGACCCGTTTATTACGAATCTATGGAAGTAGCCAAAAAAGTATTGTTAGAAGGCTTCAGACTACAGTCTGTTAAGGATGCTATGTACTTTCATGGAGACTACATAAACCCGGGTTGGAAAAGAGAAAAAGTAGCCAAAATTGGCCGTCACATTTTTTACAAATAAGAGGACATAAATGAATACAGAAACAATCAGAGTTTCAGTTAAAAAATTCTTTCAAGATCTATTTAATTTAGACTTGTGGGTTAAAAACATTAAAGAACATGCACCTCATATTTCAGCAGAAACCGCAGGTTGGATTGCTGTGGTTCTGCTACATATGGCAACCATTCCAACTATGGTTGCTATTCTAACAGGCTTAACTGAAAAGATGCCACCCGTAGATATGGTGCTTTTTAGCTGGTTGGGCTTGTTTTTGTTCTTTATCAAAGCAACAATCCAAAAGGACTTGTTGAATATTGTTACTATTGGGCTTGGGTTTTTTATCCAAGCAGCCTTGCTGGCATTGATAGTTTTCAAGTAAAATAACGATAAATATTAGATAACTTAGGAGCATAACATGCCATCTGGATTTCAACAAGACTCAAACCAATTAGCACCTGGTTTTTACAGAGTTGTGTTAACAATGACAAACACAACCTATTACCCAACAACTGACAGCGACGACAACGGTGGAGTAACACCAAACAGTTCTGACAGTTTTTCAACTGCAAATCTGCCAACTACCCTTGCTAAAGGTAAAGCTCGTGCAAGAGGAAATATGCGTTTCCGTAACATTGTAAATCAACTATCCGGTCTAGCAGACTGCCAAGTCTTAGACATCGAAGTAGACAGTGACGAATCTAACGGTGATGCACAGGCAACAACTTTAGCGTTTACAGTTAAGTATGACCGCGATGCATTTATTCCTGCAACAGGAACTGATATTGCCAGCGGTAGCATTACATCTAAGGCGCTTTACATCAAAAACGAAATTGCAAAAGCAATTCGTTTATCGACAACAGCCAACGCCCGTGTATATAACGGTGCAACAGGTACAGACAACATGTTGTCAATTACTGCGACCCATACTGGTGCAACAGCTAGCCAAACACTTGGTACTGTAGCAGTTACCCAGATTGATGGAACCGAATTAACAACAGCTGACTCTTCGGGCGACGCAGAATAATAGGCAATCGATGATACTAGCCTGGTTACTACTACTAACTGGTTTAACAATTTCGGCGGTCGCAATCTACTACTCCGTAGTAGGTTTGGCCGCTATTTTCTCTGCGGCTGTAATTCCTATTATTGTAATGGGAACAACACTAGAGGTTGCTAAACTAGTATGTGCATCGTGGCTAAAAGCCAACTGGGAACGTGCTCCACGTTTCATGAAATACTACATGAGTTCAGCAGTTGTAGTATTAATGATAATCACGTCGATGGGTATCTTCGGCTTTCTATCAAAAGCACACAACGACCAAAACTTAGTTAGCGGTGATGTTCAAAGTAAGATTGCTGTCTATGATGAAAAGATTAAAACAGCAAAGGAAAATATCGATGCTAATCGCAAAGCACTCAAACAAATGGATGAGGCTGTGGACCAAGTTATGGGTCGAAGTCAAGACGAAAAAGGTGCGGACAAGGCAGTTGCGCTCCGTAGAGGGCAGGCCAAAGAACGCACTAGATTACTTTCTGAGATCACAGCCGAACAGAAAACTATTGCCAAACTTAGTGAGGAACGGGCACCCATCGCCGCTGAAGTACGTAAGGTGGAAGCAGAGGTCGGTCCATTAAAGTATATTGCCAAGTTTATCTATGGAGAACAAGGCGAAGATGTAAACATGCTCGAGAAGGCAGTTACTTGGGTCATTATCTTAATTGTTATTGTATTCGATCCATTAGCGGTTATAATGCTCCTAGCCGCTCAAATGACGTTCCAATGGCATAGACAAAATCGTCTCGAGCCTGTTGAGGAAACACAACAAGAAGTTTCTGAAAAGCCATCACTTCAAACACCGTGGCCCTTTATTGTAAAAGAAGAAGAAAAACGAATTGAACCGGTGATTGCTCAACCCACAGTTGAACTGGAAAAAGACTTTTTAAAAGAAGCCGAAGCCAGGATTCAAAGTAGAGTAGAAGAACAATCATCAATCGAAGGTGTATCTGTTGAGCAATGGAATCAAATGATTGCCGAAGCAGAAAAGGCAGTGGAAGAAGAATCTAAAGTAAAAGAGTTGCCCGTCGACTTACCTCCAGAAGAAGATTCAAAAAAAAAGACATACATGACCAAGAACACGCAGGGACAGATAGAAATAAAGAACAGATCGTAGAAGGGTATGTACAGAACGGTGAACAGTCAGAAGAAACACTTTGGGCAAGAATAAACCGTTCTAGCATTAAACCAAAAGACGAAATGTACAGAATCTACGGACAGGATAATTTTAAAGATTTAATCATAGACAAATTTACAGACCCGGCGTTGTACGATTTCGTAGAAGAAACTAAAACAAAAGGCCCAAAGTTTGCCAATTATAGTCAGGAACGACTAAGAGAATTTGTAAGTAGAATATATGAACTTAGGAAAAATAACTCTAATAACTCCGCCAGATAAACTTTTTAATTTGAATTTAAGTTATCTGCTAGTTAAGCCTTCTAATAGTGTTAAACAACAATTTCAAACTATTTTAAGTAGAAGCATTGACGATTTGAATGTTTTTATTTTTGATGAAAACGAAACAGATATTGCATGGATGCTTAGTGTAGCCCAGCAAGTCGATGTAGTTGTTATAGACGTGGACAACTGTGACCCTGTTACAAAAAACTTTGTAACTTTTTTATTGGCACAACCAAACGCACACTATATAACATTAGACGAAACTACTCCATACAATCTTATTAGTAAAAATAGGATTTGGGATTTAGAAGGTATTGTTAATCAATTTACAGAAGAAGAGGACAACGAAGACGATGATGAATCAGAAATCTAAAGGAACAGGCATAACTGTCAAGGATCATGAAAATATTAACCAAGCCTTACGCAGATTTAAGCGTAAGGTTGAAGACTCGGGTGTGTTGGACACACTCCGCAAAAAAGAGTCTTATGAAAAGCCAACAACAGCTCGTAAACGTGCCAAAGGAGCAGCCAAAGCTCGTTGGAAAAAGAAACTCGAAAAAGAAAGTCTACCACCAAAATTGTATTGACATTATTAACATCTTGTGTTAAAATGTATACTCTCAAATAAAGAAAGAGTATATGGCTAATACAGATGTAATGATTGACTTAGAAACATTGGCGACATCAACTGATGCCGCCATTCTTACCATTGGAGCAGTAAAATTTGATCCTTTTGGTAAAGATGTCGAAGAACCCGCAATGGACAGTTTTTATGTCCGTGTCAATTTAGATAGCTGCGATGAAATTGGATTAGTTGTTAACGATGACACTATTGCGTGGTGGGGGCAACAAGACCAAGCAGTCCAAGACGAAGCATTTAGTGAAGGCGCCGACAGACTTCACATTAAAGATGCTATGGACCAACTTTATAAATTTTGTTGGGGCGCCAAACGTGTGTGGAGCAACGGTGCTGCATTTGACGTACCAATTTGCGAAACTGCATTCAAAAGAGTAGGCAAAGCCATCCCTTGGAGTTTCTGGCAAGTTCGTGATGTACGCACAGCATTTGATTTAGGCATCAATCCTCACCGCCCTCCCGTTACAAAACATCATGCGTTAGAAGATGCTTGGAACCAAGCAGTGGGGATTCAAAATGTTTACAATACATTACGTAGCTCTACAACAAGTGACGGCAGTTACATCACCCCATTTAGGAATGATAGATAATAATGAAGACCCTTGAAACAGTTTCAGGTAGAAAAATTAACGTAACAGATCCAGATCCAAGCACTATTGAAATTAGCGACATTGCTTGGAGCCTCAGTAGGATGCCTCGCTTTAGCGGCCACAGCATACCGTACATTCCTTACTCTGTGGCACAGCATTGTATTCAAGTAATGAAGGAACTTGCTCCTCACGGCGAAAGGATACAGCTACACGGCCTATTACACGATGCAGCAGAAGCATACATAAACGATTTGCCTAGTCCAGTAAAGCACATTCCTGAAATACATGCCGTGATTAGCAAACTAGAGGACAAGCTGATGCTAACTATATATGAAGCATTAGGAATAGATCCTCCTACTGACGAAGAACACACTATTGTTAAAATTGCTGATAAACATCAACAGGCAGTCGAAGCTTATAATTTTATGTATTCTAGAGGCAGTGACTGGAACTTACCTAAAGTAACATTTAAAAA